GCATAGTTAGCGTACCTGTTTGGAATTGGTCGGCCTGTGGGTTACGGCCTCTATTTGTTTGTATTGTATCTACTACGTTAGACACATCTACAATTACTGCCGCGCTATCTGCTAGCACGTTTGTATCTAATATGCCTGTATCTAAAATCATAGCTTGAGCGAAGCTAGGCCCGGTACTAAAGTTAATAACAGCGTTTATTACTGGCAGGGTCATAGCCCACCGGTGTAACGCAACGGGTCACCCTTGCGCTCAATAGCTAAAATAGCATCTTGTACAGCTTTGTTTACTAAATCCTCACTACCTATAGCTCCTGCGTTTACCGTTACATAATAATTTTGCATAGCTGTATATCTATCAGCCGCTAAGTTATTAGTTAAAATATTTCTAGCGGTAATTTCTTCTAATTGTGCTGTGTAACGGTCTGCCGCTAATTGATTAGTTTCGGCAAAACCTGCCATAATTTGTTCTAATTGCGCTGTTAAACTAGCGCTAAAAAGTATATTGGCAGGGTTAGCCAATGAAGTGCCGGCAAACTCACTACTAGATATAGCTGCCACAGCATCATTAATTATGGTGGTAATTGTGTCAGGTGTCGTAGGCGTAGTAGTAGTAGTAGGCGTAGTAATAGGCGTAGTAGTAGGCGTAGTAATAGGCGTAGTAGTAGGCGTAGTAGTAGGCGTAGTAATAGGCGTAGTAGTAGGCGTAGTAATAGGCTTAGTAGTAGGCGTAGTAATAGGCGTAGTAGTAGGCGTAGTAATAGGCGTAGTAGTAGGCGTAGTAATAGGCGTAGTAGTAGTCGTAGTAGTCGTAGTAGTTGTACTAGGTGTTATTTTAAGCCCTGCCATTTTACCTAGTAGTAATAAAGCTTGGTCTAAATTATCTATATCAATTAACTTTTTTGGCATAAAACTATTTATTATTTTTTCTATATCTTTTAACTTAAATTCTTGTTTTTGCATTACACCTAGAACTTCTAAATCCATATTTAGTTTTTTAGCTAGGCGTTGTACCTCTATCATTGCTAATTCTTTTTCTTTTTCTGTAGTTGCCGCTCGTGCTACGGCTATAGCATCTTCTAACTGTGCCATAGTTTGTTTAATAGATAAGCGCGTTAGGTCATTAGCTAGCTGTAGTTTTTGCTGGTCTGTAGCATTAACGCCTAGTTTGTTTATTTCATCTTGTTTAGCTAATAGCGCTGCCTGTACCTGTATTTTATCTAAATCAAATATATCTTCACCCTTGCCTAAAGCTAGGGCGGCTTTATCTAGGGCTAGTTGGTCTTTCTTTTCTTTAGTTAAAGCCTTTGTTAGTGTTAGATTTTTTTTCAGATTTTCTTGTTCTTGTCTAAAGATTTGCCGTCTGATACGTGCCGCCGTGCGTATTTTTGCAGGGTCATCAATTTGCAATTTAATAAGGCTTCGTGCCAATTTTGCTATTGCGCCTTCATCTGTCTCAAAATATTTAAGTAAATCGTTAAAAGTCTGTGAAAAGAAACCTGTAGCCTGACCTGCTGCATAACCAAACGCATCACCTAAGCTGATAACATCTTTTTGTAAATCTTCTACAGCTACGCCCGTATTTTCTAAGCCTTTTACAAAGCCTGCGCCAAATGCTTCTTTAGCCTGTTCTGTAGCTTCCGATAGCCTGGCCATTTTGCCTGCTAAAGTGTCGGCAGCTTGACTAGATGAGCCCTTAAACTTTTCTGTTATCTCTGTTAGAACCTTATCAAAATCACGCCCGGCTAAATTAGCTGTAGTATAGCCAATTCTTAAACGTGCTAAGGCGTTTACATCACCTAAATAGGCGCGCTGTAACGCTGTAGTTACTGTCTTTAAATCTGTAGACGTACCAGCGCTTACATCTAAAGCAACGTTTAATAATTTTTGTGCATCTGTAACATTTTGCGTACCTTGTGAAAGGCTAATAAACGCGGCGTTGAGCTCGCCGCCTGCCTTGCCTGTAGCTAGGGCTAACTTGTCTATAAACTGCCCTATAAACGGGGCAGCAAAACCTAAGTTTAATGAATCTAGCTGCGTGCGTAATTGCGCCGCTTCTTTTTCTGCATCTTGAAATGCTTTTACAGACTCTTTGCCAAAATTGACTATAGCCCTAACGCTAAACGCTGCTAATAAACCTTTAGCTAAGTTTTTTATATTCTTGTCTAATTTAGAGGTAGCTTTACCAGCCTCATTAAAAGCTTTTTTACCTGTAAACTCAGAAGCTATATTTACTACTACTTGTGGGTCTACAGCCATTAGCGTACCTGTGCCATATTTTTATTAAATAAATCTTTAGTTTTTTGTATGCTTTTTAACACAGCTGCATTAGTCTTGCCGCCGTCTTCAGCCCACGCTCTATAAATAGCGCGGCCTTTCATTTTATTAGACCTACGCCCTGCCCCCGTCATATTGTTAGCATCTACTATGCGCCCTGTAGCATCTAGCGCATCTATAAATTGTTTACCAGCGTTAGGGTTTAGGCTTTGTGAGCTATCTTTAGTGTTGCCCTGTGGCCTGCCTTGTGGGTTTTTGCGCCCGCTAGTTTCGTATATTGTGCCGGCAGCGCTGGTATTTACTATGCGCGCTAAAGCTCTAAACCCATTTCTATTAGGCTTGCTAGGGCTAGTTCTATAACCTATGCCTTTTTTAGCAGCGCTTAAATCAAATTTAGGAAACGGCCTATAATTTATTGCCTCACTAGATAAAGGCTTAGACCAGCCGCTTAAAACTGTGCTAGGTATAAAACCTTGTGCTATTTTAGCAATAGGTTTTAGCAAAGTAGCCATTTCTTTTTGTATGCTTTTTGCTAAATCGGGCTCAAACTTTTTTAGAGCTTTGCGCGCTTCAATAGCGCCTCTTAACTCTGTTGGCATCTTGCACCGCCTTAGCTCTGTCTGTTAAAACTTTTAATATATTCTTAAACATTACATCATCTAAGTCTAATAAGTATTGGGGCGGTATCCCGGTTTCTACTGCAATTTGTGCAATAAGATAACCAAAACTACCGCGCCCAACTATTCCAGGGGGTCATCATCTAGTACCTCAACTTTAGCTAAGGTTTCTAGAAAATCTGCCCCAAAACTTTTTACTACTTCCCCGCTAGTGCGTAAACACTCCCAAGCAAGCCAATAAACGTCACTCTGTTTTTCATCATCTCTAAAGGCTTTGTGAAAACCTTTTTTTGCATACATCTCAAAGGCATACTCAATACGGGGCGTAATCTTATGCTCGGTTACGCTGCCGTCTGCCCTTGTTATTTTAAGTTTTGCCATTGTTGCCCCTTTGTCTAGTGGTTATTGTGTTACGTCTACTACGATAGGTGAGTTACAGGTAAAGGTAATACTCTGTGTAGAAATATCGCCAACAGCGCCGTTAATATCTGTAGTGTTATTAACTAGTACTGTAGTTTGATATTCTGGGTTAGTTGCAGATATTACCGCGCTAGTTTGTTTTAATGTTAGCGGTACAGTAGTACCCCACGCGGCTTGCAAGGTTGCAAGTACGTTTGATGCTGCCGTATCGTTTAAAAAATCAAGCGTGATAGTGCTTGCCTCTAAACCTTTGACAAACTTGTGAGCTGTATCCAATTTGTTACTACCTTGCGGCGGGTAAAGCATTTCTGTTTACCTCTGCATCTTTACCATTGATGCAGTTCAGACTATATCTTCACCCTATTTCTAGGGGTTGCGCGTGTAGTCGTTACGGACTCTCTGCCTAAGCAGGTTGCCTCGGTATTAACCGTTTTCTTGGCGGCCTTCACCGATATAGCGCAATTCATGTTATTTGCTTACGCAATAACCGGGCAATATGACTTACCCATAGCTGTTACTTCAAGTTCATCAAATGAGCGGTTGATAGTTGCGCTAGTAACGTGGTCTGATAAGGCCACGCTGTTAAGCGTTACTACTACGCCATTAGATAAAAATATGGCCATTAGTTATTCCTCTTTCTGTAGTGTCGGTGTTTCTGTGGGTGTTTCTTTTTGTTTTTTTGTTTCTTTAACCTCTATAGGCAATTCTTGGCCTATTTTGATTAAAAACTTTTTATCTTCATCTGTTAGTGCCATTTTAGCTCCAGCTCGTTAGTACGGATATTTGTAAATCACTTGTTAGTAAGTCGCCGCTAGGTAGCGTTAAAACGCTAGGTGCAGTTACAGCGGTAACGTTAAATACAATACTGCTAGCGGCTAATAGACCAAACACAGCCACTATCGTATCTTCTATGCCTTGCAGGTTGCCTTCATTAGAAAACATAGGCACGGTCATAATAATTTTGAAGTTAGCCATAGGCGATATAGTCGCTTGCTTATTATTGCTAGGCGTTAAATAAGGGTCTGCCGGGGCTACTACTACGCTGTTAGCTACTATTGTGCTAGGTGGAAAACTAAACGTACTCCAAACAGAGTTATTAGCTAAGGCAGCGGCTATAGTGCTGCGTAGTGTAGTAATCGCGGCTGGCATTATCCCACCATAGCGTTAGGCGATAAGTAAGGCGCTAACAAACCGCGTATAGATGCCATTAAAGTATTACTCATCTTAAACGGGCTAGGGCTATAACCGTCTACGCTTACGCCGCCGTTTTGTGTACTAAAACGGCTAGTCCAGATATTCTCAGCTAGCATAAGTGCAGCTGCGTTTATAGCAGGCGTGTTAGCGTAGCTGGCGGTCTTTGTATCTTCACCGGTCATAGTGCCGCTAGGTACTACGCGCCTAAAGTTTTGATTACTTGCTGTTTTTGCATATTGTATAAAGCTGTAGCCTTGTGGGTATTGGTAATAATTTAGCTGTAAATTAAAGGCTGGTAAAAGGCTAGTGCTACCAGAGCTAAAAGGCAGGGTGCTAGTAATTGTGTAGCTGCCGTTAAAAGTAGTGCCAGCCCCGGCTACTGTGACGGTTTGACCAGTAGTAAATAGACCGGGGTTGGCTATCATTACTGTAGCTACGTTACTTACTAACGCAGTTCCCACTACAGGTGCAGAGTCAAACCATAAAAAACCGTTTATTAAATCTTGCGCCGTCTGGCAGGTATCCTCTATCCAAGTGTAAGAGTCGTACAAAGTGCCTACGCCTAAAGATGCTTTTAACGTAGCAGAGGTAACGTAAGTAGCCGGCATATTTGTACCTTTCTTTGTAGGTCTGGTAGAGCCAAAGGGCTAAGGCCCTACCAGACTATTAGTTATTTATTAAGCGATATTTAGGCGGCAGATACCATATGGTATCTTGGCAATAGTTGCCATAAAGCCATAAATAGCTACCTGCACCTGTAGGTTGGATACTACGTTTACGCTCATATAAGCTTGTGGGCTTTCATAAACAGTAAATGCCTCTGGCGCAAGAATAAACGCAGAGTTATCAGCAACTCCAGCGGTCATAAATCTGTCTACGTAAAGGTCTAGACCTAATACGTTACCGCGTACAGAGTTATTAGCTACCTGACCAGCTGCGTTAGCAAGTGCTGACGGATTTGGCTGGTAAGCGTTAAAAATTGGGCGGCCTGTGGTATCTACTGCACCTAGTAATAGATTATAGATACCTGTGCTGCCTACAAAGTTTTGCGCAAAATAACCGCTGTTTTTGTAGACGTTAGCTGTGCTTTCAGCGGTATAGGAAATAATGCCTGCCGCTGTAGCTGCTACGCCTGTGCTAGTAAATCCTGTTGCGTTAATTGCAGTAATTACCGCTTGGTCTGTTGCGTTCATATATGCGTTCTGCATTTGCTGTGTTAATTCAGCAAAAAAGCCCGGATTATCTGTGCGCTCTAGTAGTTCTACAGAAAGCGTGTTCATACCAGCATATTTATTTACAGTACCAGTTAGATATTCTGTAACCATACCTGTATTAGATACAGCTCCAGCTTCTGGCTCTACAGTAACGGTAGGTGCTACACCTGATAAACCGCCGTTTGAGTCTACAAGTGCAGGCACGTTAATTGTGTTGCCCTTAGGTGGCAAAACTCCACGGCTGCAAGCATCTATAGCGCTGCGTGGAAAACGTGTGTTTGTAATAAACTCTGTTAGATACTGCGTTGGATTAAATGCAGGGTTTGTAGTCCAGCTATCATCTGCAGCTGTTACATATAGCTTTGACTCATCATTACCTAAAGCAGCTTTGATTTTATGCTCTGTGTATGCGCCCATAGATGTAATCGGTGTGCGTACTCTTTGTGAGTTTAGCGCACTTGGCTTAATAATTCTGCGCGCGGCTTCTACTGGTTCAGTAGCGCCCGCG